GTGAAAGTATAGGCATTGTAGCTGCAAAGAGTGAAGAGTTCAAATTAATGCAGGAGGCTAATGCTGAGGCTAATAAAAAAATGGAAGAGTCAGCTGTTGAAGTGATTACTACTGTCAATGAAGTAGGTACTGCATTTGACTTAGCTAAGAAAGGAGTTATATCTAAGAAGGAGGCACTTGCTACTTATAATGAAAAGTTAGGTGATACATTTGGTGCTGCAACTTCATTAGCTGAAGCTGAAAAGCTATATGTTGCTAAGACAGATGCATATATAGAAGCTACCATGGCAAGAGCTCGTGCTGAGGTATTTGCTAAGAAAGCAGCCGAGGCAGATGCTAAGGCAATCTTAGCCAAAACGAAAGACCAAACCACAGCCCTTGATAAAACGCGTACATTCATAAATAATAATAAATTATTGGTCGCAAGCACAGGTTTATTGGGTGCAGCTATCACATTAACCAATGACCTCATTGATGGCAGTGATGAGTCACTTGCTACTAAACAAAAGAAACGTGTTAAAGAGAAAGAAAAGATTTACAATAAGCAGTCAAATATGTATGAAGCTGAGGCTAAAAAGTCTCTTGAAACTGCATTGAAACTTGAGAAGGATAACGATATAACTAATAAGTCACAGGAGAAAAAGACTACAACACAGACAAAAAATAGTGAAAAACGCATCAAAGATGCAGAAAATGAAGCTAAGAGATTAGCTGAAATAGCACGCAAAGCTAATGAGGAAAGGATCAAGAAAGAGGATGCTCAATTTGAATTGATGAATAAGCTTACCTTGTCTGCGATGGAACAGGAAGAGATGGCATTGATGCAGGACTATGATAAAAAGTATGAGATAGCATCTGGCAATGAAGAGCTGACTAAATTATTGGAAGAGCAATACATTAAAGATAAAGCTGCAATTCGTAAAAAGTACAAAGATGAGGAGGAAAGAAAAGCCCAGGAGGAACGTGATAGAATAGCTGCAGCACAGAAAGCTGCCAATGATTTGATTTTTGAGATGAATGCTACTCAAGAGCAGAAAGACTTAAAGGCACTTGAAGATAAGTATAAAGCAGAACAAAAGATACTTGGTGACAATGCTACAGCACAGAAACAATTGACTGATAAATTTGAAGCTGACAAAAAAGCCATTGAGAATAAGTATGCACTTGAAAGGATACAGAATGCAACAAAAGAAAGAGATGCTAAAATTCAATTAGCATCAGATATTACTAATGGCATAACACAAATTGGTAATGCATTCATCAAGGACCAAAAGAAACTTGAGAAATTTAACAAGGCTGCTGCATTAGTACAGATAGGTATTGATACAGCTAAGGCAATCTCTGCATTGGTGGCAGCATCACAAGAGAATCCATTGAATGCTGTTACAGCAGGTGCAGCAGGGATTGCTCAGTTTGCTTCAGGTATTGTACAGATAATAACTAACATTGCTAAGGCTAAACAGATACTTACCTCTGGAGGTACACCATCAGCAGGTGGTGGAGGCACAAGCTCTGAGGCTTCAAGTAGTGCATCAGTAGCTCAACAAGTACCTCAAGCAGCTAAACTATTTGGCTCAGCTAACACAGGCAATGTAAAGAGTGCAGGTAGCACATCTAATGAGACACAAACATCCATGACTGTAACTGCTGTGGTATCTGAGACACAGATAACCAATGTACAGAACAAGATAACTAAGATTAATAAAAACGCTGAACTATAATGAACTCACTACAAGCTATCGTTGACCACATTGAGCTATTCTACAATAACCATCTACAAGTAAAGAAGGTAGGTAGTGACTTCAAGGAACAGCTCTATAACTTTGCCACTAAGGATGAGAAGTATCCTATAGTATTCGTTGTACCTGTCAGTGTTATACCTACTGAGAATACATCCGAATTTAACTTTGACATCTACTGCTTTGACATCATTCAAAAAGATAGAGCTAACATCATCACTATCTTAAGTGACACACAGCAGATATTGAATGACCTATATGTGTACTACATGGATAGCAATGACTTTGCTTTTGATGTGGTAGGTGTGCCATCATTCCAGGCTCTCAACAATGACTTGCTTGACTATGCAGCAGGCTATATAATGAACATCACACTGACTGTCAATGATTGGACTGACTGTGCTGTACCATTAGAATAAACATTTGAAGCACTTAGAATAATATAGGTATGAGTAATACTGATTGGTGGGGTGATTGGAGACCTAACCTACCTGCACATAGTGGTAACCTACAACCTACTGACTTAATAGAGTGTACTTCTATTGTTGGAGGGTTACCTGTTAACACAGCTATCACCGGTCAACAAATCATTAACGCTGCTTCAAGTAGTGGTGCATCCTGGGGAGGTATTACAGGTATACTATCTAATCAAACTGACCTACAGAGTGCATTGAATGGTAAGCAAGCTACTTTAGTGAGTGGTACTAACATTAAGACAGTTAACTCTACTTCATTGCTTGGTAGCGGTGATGTTGCTGTACAACCTACATTGGTATCAGGTACTAACATTAAAACAGTTAATGGCAACTCACTGCTAGGCAGTGGAGATGTCACTATCAATGGCAACCCAAAGACATTAACTAGTATGGTAGGCAGTAACTTAATAGGTACAGCAAATCAGATAAGTGCTTCATATAGGATAGCAGGAGGTACTATTGCTACTAACAATAGCATATATATACGCAATCTGTTAACTAAGACAGCAGGCTCAACAGCATCTACTGCTAGGATGTATATCAATACATCTAACAGCTTGACAGGAGCTACCTTATTAGCTACTGCAGGTAGTATGACAGGTACTACATATGTACAAAGATTTGAAAGAAACTTTTATTTTGATGGTACTAACCTATATGTGTATAACCCTAGCAATGCTATCAGTACAGATCTAACTTCAGGCACACTAACATCAGTAGCCTTCAATCCTGCTATTGATTATTTTTTAATTTTTGCAGTTCAAAATAGTAGCACTACACCGGATAACTTAGGGCATAAGAGAGTAATAATACAACTATATGATTAATCATGGCATACGCTAACAATGGTGAGTTTAATGTTAAGTATCCTACAAGGAGAAGGATGCAGAGAATACTACAAAAGATAGTATTAGCTAATGGTCTATACCAGGAAGGTACACTTGAGGAGTCTATCCGGATAAATGCCAAAGTGCCTGCATTAGGTAACTTGCAGATTGAGATCATTGCCATGTATTACTTTATCTTTCTAAATAATGGAGCACAGCTATGGAATGGTGGAGTCATTGAGCCTTACTACATAGTTAACCAATTTACTGAAGCATTAGATGCTGAAGGTATTACTGCAGAGATATATCAACAATACACTGAGTGGTTAACACAAAAGTATCCATTGTTACAGGTAGCTCGTATCTTGGAGAGCAATAAAAGCATAACATATACGTTTACTCCTGTAGATGCACCTGCAGGCTTCACTCCAGGATACCCATTAGATGTATATTAAATATCAAGCTCTTTTTTCATGGATATGATATTGAACACATAGATAAGAGGTAGATTACCTACTGCTCTGCTCTTTGTGATATCTCCATTGGTTAATCCATATATAGTCTGCTCCCATGACCACTTGACAGCTGACTGTTCTTTTTTAATCTCTTTTATCTCTTCAGGTGTTAGCTCCTTCTCTTCCTCTTCAGTTAGCTCATCATCAAGGTCACCACTAAATAAGTTCTCATAGTTTTTTAGGAATGTATCTCTGTACTTAATGAACTCACCAATGATACCATATACTTCAGTAATGGGTAGGTCAAGGAACTTCTCAGCTCTAATGTTGCAGTCATAGTCATATGGCTCAAGCACTTCCTCATTCCATTCATTTATTCTAGTTTGCCTATAACAGATAGCACATACTTTATCCAGATTACTTAGGTAGTTATTTTGAAAGAAGTAGTCAAGGTCAATATACTCATAAAGTGTGAGCTTGTTGAATGGCTTGAACTTCATGCCAAGTACCTCATGCTTATATCTCTTAGATGGCTCGGATGTACACCATTTAGCCTCTGCTACAAGTTCTGCCAACTCATCAACATCAAGGTCTTCAATAATATCAATAGGCTCATCAGCTAATATAGATACAGCCTCACTATTAAAGTAGTAGGCTCCCTGCTCTTTATCTATCTTACTATACTCAATGAACTGCTCAAGACTGACTTGACTCCACTGATTGGGTAGCTTGACCATTATTTACCTGTTTCGCAATTTTTTCAGCAATGTATATAAGATAAGGCATAGCAATACTTGCATTAAGCTTTCTAATTAATCTAGCTTTTTGCTTGATGTGTGCATCTGTATAGTGTTCAGTATTGGATAGGTCCACTCTTTTAAACATGACTGCCAACATCTCTGACACATATCCTTTATCTTTTCTTAGTGCAATCTTTTCAATGAGCTTAGTATCTCGTACTGTTAACTTCAGCTCTGCCTTATATGTGTATCCTTCAATCTCAAGCTCTTCCACTACCGGATAGTCAGTATCCTTATCTAAGCTATTGAAGTCTTTAACAATAGCAATGAAGTCAGCCACATCAGTATCCCAGAACTCACTCTCAGGTATTCCAAGATAAGCAAACACTTGAAGGTGTTTATCAATTGGATCAAGCTCTTGATTGTTATTGATTTCAGTAATAGCTTCAAACTGCTCAATGGTCAGCTCATCAATTTGGTTAGGGATTTCCCTGTTAAGTATTGTTATCATGCTTTAAAATTTGAACAAATATACTCTTTTTTTAATATAGGTGTATGGCCAAAAAGAACTTACCAATCTATAAGATAACTATAGACCCTGAATACGCTGAAGATGGCGAGGACCTTGGTATTGAGCAGATAGCTTTCACAGCTAACCCTGCTATCAAAGTAAAGGGTATGGCATTCAGTTCTCAGGTTAAGCCTGTATTCTTTTCTGATGACTTAAAATATCGCATCACTGCACCTGCTCTTATTCCTATGGAGATATACAGGTTTGATGAAGATACTGACCAAGAGTATTATGTTAAATTCAGTCAGGAAGAGATTGAAAAGATACACGCTAAGTTCATGAGAGAGATGGTTAACAGAGACCTCTTCAATCTTGAGCATGACCAATCTAAGACCGTACCTGCTTATGTACTTGAGGCTTGGATAGTAGATACTCCAAAAGAAGACAAAGCATATTCATCATTTGGTATTGAAGTACCGGAAGGTACTCTTATGGTTACTGCTCAGGTAACAGATAAGGAATACTACGCTGAACTTGTAGCACAAGAGCAGATAGGCTTCAGCATTGAAGGATACCTTGGGATGAAACTAAAAGAGCAACAACCAAATAATATAAAAATGAATAAACTACCTGATGGAGAGCATCTAATTGAAGGTAAAATCTACGTTGTAAAAGATGGAGAGGTTATTGAGATTAGAGAAGCTCAACAAGTGGAGGCCTCAGAAGAGGTAGCCCTTGAAGACACTGTTATTGAAGAAACAGTAAAAGAAGAAATGCCTGCAGAGGAGGCAACTATGGCAATAGATCCTGCTGTTGATACAGAGGCTATCCTTGCTATAGTTAAGCCTGCAATGGATGAGCAAATGAACACTTTACTACAGATGATAGCAGACCTTAAGACACAACTTGAGGATTTGACTTCAACTGAAGTAGAGGAGGAGACAGTGACTGAGGCTGTAACTATGAGTGTACAGCAAAGATTTAGTAATGTAAACAAATTCATAAACAAATAAAACCATGCGTAAATTAAAATTCGATCTTCAAATAGATCCTACTGCTTTATTAGCAGCTAACCCAGAGGCCTTCTATTCTAAGGCTTATTTGTCAGAAGATACTGCTGACAACTATCGTGCTCTTCCTGGAGTAAAGTATAAGACAAAATTGGCATCTGTAACATTTGGTAACATCCTACAGGCTTCTAGCTGTGCGTTCACCGCTCCCAATGATGACTTAGATGCTAAAGAGATTGATGTATGTGCATTGTCTGCAATGGCTCAGATTTGTCAGTTTGACCTTGAGCAATCATTCTTATCTCTTCAAATGTCAAAAGGATCTAACGGTGATTTCTCTGTTGCATCTTTCATGTCTTTCTATTGGTCTGAAATGGCTAATAAAATCAATGGAGATATTGAGTCAATCCGTTGGCAAGGTGATACAACTTCTTTAAACCCTACACTTGCTTTGTGTGATGGTTATGAGAAGTTGTTAGGTGCTCCAGGTTCAGGAGTTATCAATGGTGGTACAGGTAATATCACTAACTTCGCAGGTTTAGAGGCTGCTTTATCTGCTGCTTTTGCTTTACTTCCTGCAACTATTGCTACTCGTACTGCTGACCTACGTTT